TTAGCCCTGACGATGGCCGCCGCTCTGCTTGAGAAAGTTGGCGAACAGCTCGTGGCCCTGCTCGGTCAGAATCGACTCAGGGTGAAACTGTACCCCTTCCACGTTCAACGTTTTGTGACGCAGGCCCATTATCTCGTCAACCGAGCCGTCTTCCAGCGCAGTCCAGGCGGTCACTTCCAGGCACTCGGGCAAGGTATCGCTTTTTACCACCAGCGAGTGGTAGCGGGTTACCACCAGTGGGTGATTAAGACCTTCGAACACGCCGCCGTCCTGGTGCACCACCGGGCTGGTTTTGCCGTGCATCACCTGACGCGCACGCACCACATCGCCACCAAAGGCCTGCCCGATGGACTGATGCCCCAGGCACACACCCAGAATCGGCAGTTTGCCCGCGAAATGTTTGATCACTTCAAGCGAGACACCGGCTTCATTGGGTGTGCACGGGCCGGGCGAGACCACGATGCGTTCGGGGTTCAGGGCTTCGATCTGTTCAATGGTCAGTTCGTCGTTACGAATGACTTTGACATCGGCCCCCAGCTCACCGAGGTACTGCACGACGTTGTAGGTGAACGAATCGTAGTTATCGATCATCAGCAGCATTTTGCTATCAACCTTTTGATTTACTGACTTGATTCAGGCCTTCCGGATTCCACTTCGCCCATGCGTCCCCTCTTCAGCCACAACGCTGGGGGTGACAGAGGCAAAGGCATCATATATCGAAGGCATACAGGTACGGGTCCGGCAGGGCCGGCAAGGAAATAGTCAGGCGCGCCAACGCCAACGGGCGTGAGCCTTGATAACGCGCATCAAGAGTTTGCTGACAGTCGTCACGGAAGGGGTCTCATCGGTACGTTTCGGGACATTAGCGTACCGAACCGACCGGTGCAATATGAATGTACCGGGCAAGACCGATTGAAAAGCCTGTAAAGGCTGAAAAGAGGGCCGCACCTCCTTGCGAAGGCGGGTTTCAGGCAGGGGCACGATGGCCAAAGGTGGGGTGCCGGAGGGAACATCAGTGCGCAATCTCGCGCACGTAGGCCTGGCAGGCCTTCAAAGCGATCAATCCCTGATCGCCGTAGTCGGTGATGGCGACAATTCGTCCAGCAGCCGCTGGGTCAAGTTCGCCTCGCGAGCTTCCATGAACCACGCCGCCGGAACCGGAGGCGGTTGGCATTCCATCGCCACCGGTGGGGCTGGCAAGGAGGACTGACAGCCGCAAATCAGCGGTAGCCAGACGATCACGCAAGCGAGCCTGAGAAGTCTGTGCATCGCTCAATTCCTTATGAATGGTTGTATCATTATCTTGCAGACGGAGTTCAAGCGCCCGCCTTCGCGCTTGTTCAGCGTTCTGCCAGTCGACGACCGCCAGCGCCGCCTGCTCGCGCTCTTGCTGCCAAGCCAGCGTTTGCGTAGACAGTTGCAGACCATAGTGAGCCGCCTGCCACTGCCAAGCGGCCCATGTACCCAGCCCTGACCCCAGCACGAATGCGAGGATCAGGAATCGCATATCCAGCACTTTCACGGCAGCACCTCCAATGCCCTCTGGTAAAGCGCCTGCCGATCTGCCAGGCCATTGGTGCCTCCGTTGATACGCCGGGTGATCATCAGAAAATCACCCTTGTCTGCCAGCGCGTTGAGGTTGGTACGGTCCCAGAACCACGCCGCCGACATGGCGGCATGCTCCGGCTGTTCAAGCAGTTGCGGCTGGCGCAACAAGTCCAGCCCCAGCGCCTCCCCGCACGCTTCATAGTTGGCCCGCCCCGTCACCTGAATCAGCCCACGGCCCCGGTACAGTTGACCGTCGCCATCTGCCTCTGGCGTGTTGCCCAGACGCAGCGCCAACTGCCCGGTGTCGTACCTGGCCAGATAGCTGTCGCTACCCAGCTCGCGCACATAACGAAGCTGCCCGGATTCATGCCCTATCTGGGCGATGAACGCGGCGATACGCAGGCGGGTGTTGATGGTGTAGCGGGTCATGGCTGCGTTGAGCGCATGAACAAAAACGCCGGCTTGAGGGCCGGCGTTGGGGAGGATTTGCAGTAGTTGTTGCTGGTTGATAGGCATCGGTCCTCCTATTAGGGGTTACAGGACTAACCCGCCCCCTGAGTCGATAAAGTTCCCCTGTTTAAAAGCAAGTTGAACGGCAGATAAAACAACGCCCCGTCAGTGCGGGACGTTATGGCTTGGGCAGTTCGTCTTCACTTACGCCTATTGATAACAGCGGTGCTGCAGACGGTTTAACATATACAAATGGCGTCGCAGGCGGCACCGGCCAATCGAACGACATTGGATAGCCTGGCAATGTCTCGAGTTGGGCAAGTTGCACTCGATACAGGCGTAGCGCGTCGAGCTCGGCGTTTACAGCAGGCAGTGATTTACGCTGATCGTCAGTGGCCATATCCAACGTTATGGCATCTTGCAACATATCCAGATCGGCAACCAATCCGTTGATTTTCGCAGTGACCTCGGCCGAGTAAATACCACGCTGGCACATCACCTGCGCCTGAACCATCTGCTCGGTGGGTTCGAGAATCTCGCCAAACTCGCCTGCAACTGCACGGTTGAAAAGATCTACACCGTGTGGCTCAGGGTCATGGGCAGAGGCACCAAAAGGCACCTCACCGAAAACATCCTTTGTTTCCTCGAAAATCACCGACAGGACGATGGAGGTATGGGCCAGATCGGACCAGCGAGGGTTTCGTGCACTTATTACTGTGTTCATATAACTACCTTTATCCAACTCGTTGAAAGAGTGTACGTTCGCTGCCCGAAAAAGCGCCGTGTGCACGCCAGGTGCCTCCGCCAATAAGGCCAGAATTGTTACCGGCACCATCGCTACCGTTTGTAGAGCTATAGATCAGGTTGGTGCCGGATACCATGCCCCCCTGATTAACCAGCCCTTGGGAATTGATGACACGTGCAAATGCATAGGAGCCGATGCCACCGAGCCCCAGTGCGGCAACTTTTGCGGGCAAATTCTGATCGTTGATCATGTCGCCAAAGTCAGAGCTGTCGACCTGAAGGCGCAAACTACCGGCACCGTTGTAGCCAAGGCGAACCTTGTTAGCGGACATGTTGGCACCGCCGCCCTGCTCGACTGGCGTGTAGCCAAGACGCGGTTGCAGGTAATAGACCTGACCGTCAGAGGCTCTGCGCATATAAGGCAGGTTTACGTCATTACCGGCAAAGCCGAGAACAGTTATGGAGTCCGCTGTGGGTCGCTGCGCATCACGAGCATCCGTCTCGGCCTTGGTATAAGCATCGGTGATGCCATATGCAGCAAGCGTGGTGCCCCAGTTGGCCTTGCCATTGGGATCAAAGTTAGCCGCATACCAAACGCGTCCCAAATCGGTAGCGTCCACGGTCAATTTGAGGCCGTTATCAGACCAGCCTATCTTCACAACGTTATTGGATTGACCTGTGCCTGTACCTTGCTGGACGGGCGTGTACCCCAACTTTGTCTGAAGCCAGCTAATAGCAGAGTCTGCAACACGCCGCATGTAGGGTTGCCCTAGATCCCCACTGGCCAGCCCTACATAAGAGATAGCGTCCGCCAACGCCCTACTGGCCAGTCGCGTATCCACTTCGCTTTTGGCATACACCTCTGCCTTGGTATAGGCGTCAGTAATTTTATAAGACGCCAGCGTAGTGCCCCAGTCAGCTTTGGTGGCTGGATTAAAGTTGTTCGCATACCAGATATTGCCAAGATCAGTAGCGTCGACCATCGCCTTGAGGCCGTTATTCGACCAGCCGATCTTTACCTTGTTGTCGAGCTGGCCTGTACCACCGCCTTGTTGTACCGGAGTAAAACCCAGGCTCGGTTGCAGGGAAACCAAGGCGCCATCGGACTCACGGCGCATGTAAGGCGCATCAGGCTTGTTATTGGCCAGTCCTACATAGGTAATGGAATCGCGCAGCGGCCGCTGAAGATCGCGCAGATCGGCCTCGGCCTTGGTGTACGCATCCGAAATACCATTGCCGCTGAGTGTTGTCGGATTGCTCCCCTCTTCCACCTGCCCATATTTATTGACCTTGACCCTCGTGTAATCACCCGCGGCCACACCACTGCGTCCCAGCAGACGCTCGAACGCAAGGTCAGTTGTACCCAGCACCGGCACTGTCGTATTGACCAGTTGCCATACGGTGCCCGCGTTCTTCGTGCCGGCTTGCACCGGCACCATATGACCCGGCGTGCATTCGGTGCTTTCGTTCGCATCCTGCGCACGAGCCCAGGCGCCTGCCGCGGCCACATAAATCCAGTTCTGCGACGCAGTGTCCTGATTCTTGACCAGCACCCGATCGCCGGCCACCAGTGTGACGTCATCGATGGTCTGCAAACCGCTCAGCCCAATGGAGACTGTCGTGGCGCAACGCACCGATTTTTTGTAATCGGATGCTGCCAGGCCAAGAATGGCTCGATGTAACTGGGTGACATCCTCCTCGTTAGGTACGAGACCAGCCCCCAGGATCACGTTCAAAATCTCCTGCGTCACCGAGTTGCCCCACTGCGCAGGTATCAGCGAGCCGGGTGTGCCGGTTGCCGGGTTTTCATCTACAAACTTGCCGCTTGCCAAGCCTACGCCCGGCACACTCTTGGGATAATCCACATTGTGTTCCTCAGTTGAAGTTTACGAATTCGACGCTGTGCGCCGGTGCTGCTCGACGGATCAAACATTCGATTGCGAGCCCGGGGTTGACCCCGAACCGCTCTCCCCAGTAGCTGGCCCCAAAGCGTCGGCCCAGGCGCTGGCGCCCGCCGGTGTTCAGGGTCCACATGAATTGCGCGCTCCAGGTGCCGAAGTGCGCCTGGCCAAAACGCGAACGCCCCATACGGGGCGTTCGGTGTTCGGTCACGGTGGCGTCGGGGTAGCCCTGGCTGACGGCAATGTCGATGTAGAACGCCGCGTTCTGCCCTCCTGTTGCTACCAGCCGCTGGCGCACTGACAGACGCCGGTCTGCAAACAACGGTTTGAGCCCTAGGCACGGATCAGGCAGGTTCATCACCCGCTCCCAGTCCGGGACCAGCTCACTGACGGTGGCGGGGTCCATCTCGTTGAGCAGGTCGAACGCGCGGCCATCGATGCGTGCGAACTCGCGGGACAGGCCGGTAATGACCTGCTGCAATTCCGGCACCCGCTCCGGATCCCACGCGGGACCGGGTGGCAACAGCGCCTGCAGTTGTCCGGCGTAATGTTCGGCAGTTCTTATGACGACCATTGAATACCCCCGAACGTGAGCAACTGGTTGGCCGCAGCAGTAACGTTGGCCACGGGTGAAACCAGCACATGATCGGTTTCGCCGGTCGCGCGGCTGATGGCCTCGGCGATGTGCGTCAGCAACAGAGTTTCGCCCAGTCCGCCCTCACGGTTGTGCAGGTCCAGTAGCTGAGCCTCGACCGCTGATCGCACGGCAGAGGTATCAGGCGTGAGCCGGATGGTGTAAACCACCGGCTTCTGCACCGGCGCCAGCACATACACGTCTGCCGTGACCGGACGCAGCGGCTCGATATACGCAGCGACCGCAGCCAGCTGCTCGGCGTCAGGAATGGGATCGGCCTGGTCGTCACGCATGAAGAACACCGCCACCGTCCCCGGCCCCATGAACCGGCGCACACACCAGGCGCGCGTCACGCCCGGCACTTCCAGCGCCCAGGTCACGTAATCATCCTGATTGCCACCATGCGGGATGACCCGGTAGGAGCGCACTACACGCGCACGCAACGACTCGATACTTTCCTGCGAGATGCCGCCGGAAAGTCCGTCGGCAATGACGGTGAAGGTGCTGTCGATGCCTTCGACCGGTTGCACGGCAGTCATGACCAGACCGGCATCCGCATTACCCAGAACACCGGCATCGACTGCTTCGACCGTGGTGGTGTTATTGCCCGCAACCGTGGTGACGCCTTTGGTCACGCGGTAGAAGCGTCCATCGCTGAACTGCAGCACAGTGTCCGCATCCAGCACCGCGCCGGCTGCAGCGGTAAAGCGCACCGTGCCGGTGGCGGCCTGTGCCACCTTGCGCGGCTGCCTCAGGCGCAGGATGGCCTGCCGCTCAAGGGTTTCCTCGTCGGCGGTGTCCGGCAGAATCTGGTCGGCGATCCAGTCCTGATAGCCGTACAGACCGTAGGCCGCGCCGCTGTGCGCACGGGACAATACCCGAGCATCGGACTGACGCAGCGCTTCGTCGGCAAGGTCGACCTGAGTTCGGTTGATCAACGCCGGTAACGTAGGTGTTTCAAACGGCATAAATCACCTGCCACTGTTCAGAAGGGTTGAAGCGCACGATCTGACCGTCCGAAACGACCAGCTCGACGCCCAAGTTCAGGCGATTGCTCTGAACCTGTTCGGTAAGGATGTTGATGTTGCTGACCTGACCGTCGTCGATCAGCCAGGCAAGCGCTTCGCGCGCATAGAACTCGGCGTCGCGCTGGGTCTGCGCAGTGAGCCGGACCCTGCGCAGCAGCCACAGCCTGGAGCCGATACGGTCATTGGCCTGTGCCGGGTAGGTGTCGCCCCACCAGCCATAGCGCTCGGCATCGTCGAACGGGTCGTCCGCTTCGGCACGCCGCCAGGTGAACAGGCTGATGACCACCGAGCGCAGCAAGGACGCCTGCAGAGAGCCTTCAATAATCATCCGGCACCTCCAGCGGGCGGTCCGCTCTGGCCGTTACCTGCCTGAACACTGCCATGCAGATGGCTGATCTGACTGATGCCAGCGGCAAGCTGGTCGCCTTTGGAAACAATCTTTCCGGTCTGGGTGATCTGCGGTGTGTCGAAGTTCACCGCTACCGCGGCCTTGATGTTCAGGGTGTCGGTTTCAATGTCGATGACCTTGCCGCGCTTGAGGTGAATCTTGTCGCCCTCGTCGGTGTAGATCGCTACTTCGCCCGACTCCAGGCCCTTGAGGCGATAGCGCCGGTCGGCCACTACCAGCAGCAGACCGTGCGACCGGTCGCCACCAATGAAGGCGGCGATGCCCTCGGCGCCGGCCAGCGGGTTGCTGGTGAAGCCATAGGGTTCGAAGTGCTCCATGTCGTCCTTGACCTCTCCGGCGGTGAGGCGCATTTGCAGCGCCTGCATTTTGCTGCTGGCCCTGGCGAGCACCACCGTGCCACGCACCAGCATGCGATTGAGTAAGCTCATGAGGTTGTTTCCTCGTCGATGGGCAACAGCCAGGAGTAAGCGTCCTGATTGACCTGCACCTTGCTGCGCTTGTTGGGGTCACCTGGCTCGGCCTGGAAACCTTCAGGCGGACCGACCACCAGTGTGGTGATCGTGCCTTGGTCGCTCAGCGAGTAGGTCACGGCTGAAATCAGCATGTTGCGGCTTGTGAAACCGATGACCGGATCAATCACCCGGACCATGGTGTTGTGCCGCCAGAGCGCCCCGTTGGACTGCCGCCAGCCCTGGACCTTGTAGGTGGTGAGCAGTGCCTTGCCGGCCCGCTGACCACGCTCCCAATTGGCGCGACTCAGGGCGAGCTTCGGTGTGATCGGCGCATCCTCATGAACGACCAGTACGCGAAGACGCTTTTTATGCGCGGGGTCGCCATGCCGGTCATCCGTGACTTCTGCCGAGACCTCCGACGACTCCTTGCCGAACGTCTGGTCATTACCGGTCTGTTGACCAATGACCCGGTATTCGGAAAAAAGCCCGGAAAAGTCCCGCGCGATGACGGCGCTCAACACATTCTTGCCGAGTTCGAGCGCGTCTGCGCTCTGCCCGCGACTACCCGGCCTGGCCAGCACCACATTGCCGTATTCGTCATCGGTGGAAAAAATCCGGAACAGGGTCAGCAGCCGGTCAATGGACTTGAACACGGTTTCGGCAGGCTCGATGGTGTGATCGGCCATCTTCGAGGTCTCCGGTATTTCGCTGATCACCGACAAACCATAAGGAGCAGCCAGCGCTTCAACGATCTTCAACACCCCCACCTCCTTCCACTGGCTCGGCCTGTTGATGGCCGAGCAGTCGATGAGGTCGGCAGTTTTCGAGCGTCCGGAAATCTTTAGCGTGATTTGCTTGCCGTCATAGCTGATCGGCGCGGCAAACACCCAGCCGGTCAGAATCAACTCGCCGCCGATACGTACTTCGCACGCTGCGCCGGGCGTGATCGGATGCGAGATTTCAGTGCCCGGCCACTGCCAGGTAATGCTCACGTCAAAGCTGCGCGCCTGACGCTCGATCCCGGCAGAGATTTCCACCGACTTCCAGCCGGCATAGTCGTGCTCGTCAACCGTCAGGGTGACAACGTTAGGGTCGATCATGGGTCACTCCTGTGCGATCTTCAGCGTGCCTGGCGGTACGAAACCCGGGTGGGCCAGCCGATTGCGCTGCACCATTTCCTGCGCCCGGCTGGCGTCACCGAATCGGCGATAGGCCAGCACCAGCGCGGGCAAAGGCTCGGAGACCTTCATGTCCACCAGACGTACACCGGAGGCCGCCACCGCGTTGAGGTGCCTGATCAACGCCTGACGCAACGTGTTGAGCGCCAGGTAATGTTCGGGATCGGCTTTCAACGACGCTTCCCAGATGGCCGAACTCAGCGTGTCGCGCAGTTCGATGACGTCATCGGCAACCGGCACATCGACGCGCTGCAACGCTTGCGTCACTTGCTGATCCAGCGACGGCACCACAGTGAGCGGCGTGACGGTCGTCGCAACCGGCATGCTCGCGACGATTTTCGCCACCTTGACCAACAAGGCATCCTGAACCAGGTTGGCAGTGGCCTGAGCCGTCACACTGGTATCACGACCGCTGCCCTGGCTGACCAGATTGATACCGGACACCGCCTCTGCCTGTTGTGTGGCCTCGGAAATCACAGACCGGTAATCGACCGTTTCAACAGAAGACGCCCCACCGTTGCCGCTGGACCTTGATGCAATGCTGTTGGACGTGCCGCCGCTATTGCCGCTCGCGGAAGCGCTTGCTGAACTGCCGGTGACCGAGCTGCCGGAACTGCTGGTGCCGCTCGCTCTTCTGGCTCGTTGGCTGTCACCGTCGAAACTGGCGAAGAACGTGGTAAACAGCGTGCTGACCGTCAACGGCGCATTGACCAGCGAATGCACCAGCGCGGTGACATCCGAATAGATCGCCATAAATGGTACGAACTGCCGCTGAATGGTCGCGAACACACCCGACAGGGCGCTGCGCAGCGCCTG